CGCTAGAGCTAGCTGCCGAAGATGCTGACAATGCCGATGATGCGCTAGAGCTAGCAGAGATTGCCGCCGTAGCAGCCTGTGATGCGCTAGTAGCTGCCGTACCTGATGACGAAGCCGCAGAGGTTGCACTGGATGCAGCAGCAGTTGCGCTTCCAGCAGCAGCCGTGGCTTGTGTGCCTGCGTTTGTTTCGGCTAACTCTGCGCCTGTCTCAGCGGTTTCAGCAGCAGCCTGTGCAGCCTGTGCGTCTAGCTTTGCTTGGTTGGCAGCAGCAGCATCAGCGGCCACGCCAGACTCCGAACCCGCAGCAGCAGAGGCGCTATTAGCAGCCGCCGTTGCACTGGCCGAAGCTTCGTTTGCTTTATCGGTAGCTGTTTGTGCGTACTGGGCAATCTCTGAAGCATAGGCGTCCGTAGACGAATCACCTGAACCTCCATCACCCCTATAAATTGGCATAAGCTACTCCTAAAACAAACAAGAAATAAGAAAGGCCCCCGAAGGGGCCAGTGGAGCCTTACTCGTCAAAGACAGCTAGTACTAAGCCACCTTCAGGACGGTACACTTGAACACCATAGAGGGTGTCAGCGGTGTACAGAGTAGACAAGTACTCTTGCTTGTACTGAGTCTGCGAACGTACATTCATCTGCTCCGCGTGGATGATAGCATCCTTGTGGAAGAACAGAGCGCCACGAACGTTAGTCTCAATCGTAGGACAGTTACTAGAAACGTAAATGTCAACACCGTAGACGTTACCAATCAGACCAGACTTAACAGTGCGGTCATCACGGAAGTCGCTAGATACGTAACGCTCAATTCCCATTACTGTCTTACGAGCAGCAGGCGGGATGATCAAGCAACGATCTTCCATTGGTACGTTGGCGTCATCCAGAAGCTTGATAGCCTCACGGAAACCTACGTCGGTGAAGTTGTCACCAGTAGCTACAGTACCGGCAGCAAAGGCGCTCAGGCCAGTAGCAGCGTTAAAGTAGTAGCTGTTACTGTTAACCCAATCTGCACCAGTAGGAGCAGCGAGGTCAAGAGTTCCGTCACCGAAACCAGTACCACAGTTCATCAGGTCAGTGTCAACCGTCAGAGCCAACTGGTAACCAGCGTCTTCTGTGTAGAACTGTCGCAGGCTGTTGAGTGCCTGTACTTCTACGATGTCCTCAATAAAACGTGAGTACTCGAAGTGACGATTGATTTCAATCTGCAATTCTTGCTCAACGTTCGCCTGAATGTTAACCGCAGTATCTTGCACCTTAGCAGATGCAGCGCCACGGATAGGCTTAGGGACATGGATCTTGTCGCCCTTCTTACCTGTCATAGACATCTTCTTTACAAGAGGTGACATCTTCAGGTTCTTCTGGTATGCGGCAATTACTTCGTCGCTCCAGATTTCAGGGATGAATGTTGCTGCGGCTGTCTTATTGACAATGGAGCCACCGCCTACTGTACCGGGATAAGTTTGAGTCGCCATGATAAATCTCCTTTAGATTAGGCTACTTAACACGACCCTCGGCGTAAGCTTGAAAGATTTCTTCTGACAAAGCTGAGTAACGATCTGGGTCGGTCTGCATAAGTTTAATAATATCAGCACGACGATATTGCTTTTTACGTTGAGTTTGACCTGTTCCTCGGGCGTTGCCTGTACTTGCAGACTTAACCTGCTGCTTACGTGCTTGCTTCTCAACTGCTACCGTCTGTTCTGCAACAGCGGCTCTCTCTTTCCAGAGGGAGAACAGTTCATCAGCGGCGTCGTAATCATACTGCTGGTCTGCTTGTACAAACAATTGAGTCCTGATCTTAGAGCCTTTAATCCACTCAGCAAACTTAGCATCTTGGACAATGGTGTTCATGTCTGGATGCTTGCTTTGAAGTTGTGCCAAAGCTGTTTGTTTTTTGTACTGCTGAGTAGCTTGTTCAGCTTCCTTGATGCTAGGATGGTTCTCAATTGCCCTGCTAACTGCGGTCTTTGGATCAACAAAGAAGTCAGTATCGTCTTCTTCTTGCTGTTGTACAGGTGCTTGTTGTTGTGCGAGTTGTGTCTGGATGTAGTCATCAACAACACCACGCAGTTCACCAACTTCAGAGCTTTGTTTGCCAAGCAGCTTCTCAGCCTCTTGGTGCATCTGAACAACCTCTTGCAAGGATTTGTTCTGATACTTCTCTGGTAAGCTAGGTTCCTCTTGAGCTACCTCCTCTGGAGACTCAATTGTATCCTCTGATGCTTCTAGTGTATCTACGTTGTCGTTGTTAAGTTCTTCTTCCGAACGCTCGTCTACGAGTTGTGCTCGTCCCATATTATTAACCTTCTCCGCCTAACGGTTGTGGAGTTTATTTACGTCCAGCTTGCTCATGTTCTCGTACCCACTTCATGTGACGTCCGGGAAAGTCCCCAGATGCACCTTCAAGTACGCATGGCGTTGCTGAAACGACCCTTGTAGCGTTAGCGCCACAACCGCACCTACTGGTTGTAGCGTCAGCGTCTACAAATTCTTCAAAGTAGTGACCATTGGTACACTTAAAATCGTATACCTTAATCATCTTCTGGATTGTTCTGCGCTTCTTCAAAGCTGTTAGTTGTAATAGCTTCAAAGTTAATTAGATGTGCTAATACGTTAAGTTGTCCTTTGCGGAAAAACATATCATCTACATCTTTTGTTGCTTCAACTGAGTTTATTATATTTGCATTACTTTTAAAATCTTCTAAGAGTTGTTTCCAACCTTCTGTGTTAAAGATGTCGAAGTAATTATTATAATATGTTTCTAATTCAGGTTTCATAGAGGCCCTTTGGTTGTCTCATTAGTTACTATACACTATATATTATACCATACTTTTGCTCAAATGTCAAGCCTTTTTGGTACTTTTACCAGTCTTTCTTCGTTTACCGGATGCTGTAACTGCGTGTTTAACTTTAGCTGGGCCAGTCTTCTTAGCTTTAGACTTAGCCTTTTCAGCCGCTGTCATCTTAGCTGCAACAGCTTTAGGGCGGCAGGAAGGGTACGGACGCTTAGAACTTTTAGCAGATTTACGTCCACACTCCTTGCCTGTCTTTAGGTCAACCCAGTCTTCTTTGAACCATTTGGTCAGACCACCCTTTGGTTTAGCCACTGTACTTACCTCCGCGCTTTTTGTATTCTTTTGTTAACCAGCCTGAAGCATAGGCAGACGGCCAAACATCAAACTTACGTTTAGCCTCCGCTTTGACTCTGGAATACAACGCAGGGTTAGAGGGCTTTGGACTTTTACTTTTTGCCTTTGGCACGTTTCACCTTCTTTCCTGTTTTAGCTGCGGCTTTCTTAGCCTTAGCTTTGCCTGCTTCTGTGTATGCGTACTTCTTTCCGTTTACCATTGGCATAATAGCCTCCTCACCATTTAGATTTATTTGCCCAATAAGCCGCAGACATTTTGCCTTTGGCTATGTTTTTTGCATGACGCGCCTTAAAGGATTTACGTCTTGCCTTCTCTTTAGGAGTGCTGGGATTTTTACCTGCACCACTAACGCCCTGCTGTCCATAGCGTATTGTCTTAACCTTGTCGCCTTCCTTGGCTACAACTACGTGGGACTTTGTTGGGTGGCTAGGCGTTCTCTTCGGTTTGTTGAACCCGCTTACCCCGGCTCTTGCTAGGCGTGGATCTTTTTCCTTGCTCATTGAGGTTCTCCTCCAAACGTGCCACCTTCTCTTCTAGGTTCGACAGGCGGTTGAACTGGCCTTTGAACGCTTCGTTGACTTGGCTGATTAGGTTCTTGAGGTCTTGCTGGGTCATTAACATTTATCTTAGCCTCTACTTCTTTGTCTTTAGTGATTGCTTGTGCGACCTTCAGGCGACGCTCAAACTCTTTGTCGTCTTGATCACCCGCTGCGAGATTACGTGTAATAGCCTCAATGCGTTTAATCTCAACTTCTTGTGGCTCAAGCTGCGCTTCGACAGAGTACTTCTGTGCTCGTGCCTGCGACTCTTGTGCCTGTGCTGACAGTGCTGCCGTCTGCGACTGCTGTAATGCAAGCTGTGCTTGTTGTGCTTGCATAGCCGCCTGTTGTGCTTCTGGGTTAGGCTGACTAGCTTGCTGCATAGCTCCGATAAGTTCTTCGCGGTTAGACAAGTTCATGTTGTCGATGATGCTTTGAATAAGGACTGGATAGATTGGACTATCCTGCTTCATGGTCTGCAACAACTGAACAAGCTGTGTGACCTCATACTCACGAGCAATGATGCCCAGCGTAGAGGTTGCGTTGAACTTGTAATCCTTCACGGGGTAGTTCTCAGGGTCGAACTGCATGTAACGATACGCAGCCTTCTTAACAAACGGAATCAGGAACGACTGCTGGAAGTTTATCAGAGTGCGTTTATGGCGTTTAATGATAGCACCGAGAGACATAGAAATGCCAGCGGCAGTAGCTTCACCATTAACGTTGCCAGCGAGTCCCGCTGAATCAACTGCTCCAGTAGCTTGTTGTACCATTTGTTGAAGAGAGGCTGCTTGGGCGAACGTGATCTGGCCCACTTGACCAAAGTTGAACGGCTGTAAGACTTCACGAGGATCTCCATTAGTCAGAATTGTTTTGCCGGGACGTATCTCAGGCTTTGCCCCGCGTGGAAACTTAGTAGCATCAATGGCAAGCATTGGATGTATCGTCAAGCTAAGAGCGTCAATACGCGCACGTAGCTCAGTGTCGAGAGCCTTCTGGCTGTTGTAACCTTTCTCACACACGCCACGACCCCAGAACATAGAAGGCACTACATCCCACGGAAACGCTACTACGGGTCTGTCTTGCATCATGTAGGGGTTTGCTTCAGCTTTTAAGAGGACACCGCCGTTAGCGATAACAACAACCGCCTCTACATACCCTGCGTCACCTTCTATTTTCTCGTCGGTGGCTTCTTCTAACATGTGCTTAGGAACAAGGCCGTAGTACTTTGTTAGCCGAACTTTGTCGTCACTGTAGACTGTGATGTCTTGGTCAGGCTCAAGGTTTGTGTCAGGAGCCGCTGTGCCTACGTATACGTCCCTGTAGACGCCGTTCTCTTGTAACTGCTCTACATGGTGGCTTCCAACAAACTCGTCCACAGCGACGCCCATAGCGTCCTCAATGGACGTTGCTACAGGATCGATCAGGAAGTTCTGTGGCATGACAGGCTTAAGCTTAACAACTACACGATCTGTAATGTTAACACCCACTGCCTGAAGCTGCCCATCCATGATCGGTTGGGTGGCTGGAGCCATCTCTTTGATCTCTTCGATAACGATCTCGCCAACACCTGTACCGAATACAGCCGCGTTGATAAGACACTCTGCAACCGCTTTACGCACTTTGGTGTTCTCAAAGTCTTCGGTAAGCTTGTTACGAAGATA